GGATACAAAGCGGTCGCTGCCGAAGAGGAGAACAAAGCGCAGTTTGCGAAACAACTCCTAGATGATTTGGATAAGGAGCGAGGAGAACCACATGCCGTATAAATCGAAGGCTCAAGAAGCGTTTTTCAACGCCAACCGGAAGAAGCTTGAAAAACAAGGGGTGAACGTGAGCGAATGGAACGCCGCATCCAAAGGCAAGAAGTTGCCGAAGAAAGTTTCTAAGAAGAAATAATGGGTGCTTCCGAAAAAATTGATGCTCTAGTTTTGCAACATGGCGGTTGGAAGGAAATCCCCAACTCCGAGTTGTACGACTTACTGCAAGACATCCGCGAAGACCTCGTCAACATGGCAAAGTTGGGTGCCGATCACATCCCCAACACGAACCTGGGAATCGAGGTTCGCAGGCGCAGTATTGCCGACTTGAAGTGGCTGGCCAAGTATTTTTTGTGGGACGCGATGTCCGTAAGTGAAAACGGCGAACTGCCGATTACGGAAAATATATTCCTCGACCCGCAGTACGATGTATTTGCAGACCTATTCGTAAAGAAAGACCCGTCAGTTACCCTCCTTAATGCGAGCCCCGTTAAAACCAGACTTCTTTTGTGGCCCAGAGGCGGAGCAAAGTCCAGCTATGATGCGGTGGACACGGTTCAATGGGTGCTGGCCTACCCGTCCATCAGAATTTTGTTTCTGACCGGCGAGGCTAGCCTGTCTGTCGGTTTTATCAGCGAAATCAAGGGCTTCTTTACACTCAGAGAAGACTCACCATCTCTGATGAATTTGTTCTTCCCCGAACACTGTTGCTTACGCAAGGACATGGGAGCGGGAAACATCTTCACTACCCCGGTTTACAAAGCAAAGAAAACGGGTCGTAAGGAACCCACTGTCCGCGCCTCTTCGGTAGGAAAGACCAAGGCCGGATGGCGTTTCGAAGTCATCAAGGCGGATGATGCGGTTTCGGATAAGAATACCGAGACCCTCGAACAATGCACTTCGGTCTCCGAGAAGTTGTTCCTCGCCGAGAAGCTATTGATGCCCGGCGGCTTCTACAAAGATTATGTCGGGACCAGGTATGCCGAGGAAGACCACTACGGCGTTCTTCTTGAGAAGTATCTGACAACGGGAGATATTGAAACCGTATCCGGAACAGGTTGGACGCTGACTCGGAACAAGACTTACAACATAGACATTCTGATCGGCAAAGCCTGCCAGATAAAACCAGAAGTAGAAGAAAGACTACGCAGAGAAGGCAGGCCGGTAAACTACATTGAGGCGGGAGAAGACGGTTGCATACTTCTCCTTCCGACAAAGCAACCGTACCCGTGGCTAATGGGCGAGTTCGCCAACAACGAGAAGGTCTTCGAGGGGCAGCTAAATCAGAACCCCAGAGTATCAAGCCAAAGAGGGTTCGACAGAATTTCTCTCATCAAAGCGACCATTCCTTTCAATATGCTCCCACGCTCCGGACCGGTTTCCCAGTTTTGGGACCTGAGTTTCAGCCAAAAGAAGGGTACCGATTACTGCGTCGGAAGCTCAGTTATGTGGGGAGAAGAAGAGGTTTGTGACCCCCAAGGAAAGAAAACTGGATTCCGCAAAACCGTAGGATACGTCCGGAAGCTCATTCGGGACCGGTTCAACCCCTTTACCGCCGCTCAGGCTATTGTTCAAATGGTGGCGGAAGAACGTCCGTTTGTTCTCGGCATTGAAGATGCGGGCGGGTCAAAGAACCTCGAACCGGCTATACACGCAGAAGCGTACAAAACTCAAGATTCCCACATTATCGCGGTTTGCACGCATATCCAATGGGTGACCCCAAGCAATCAGTTTGATGCCAAGCGCATTCGAATGGGTAGCTTAATCCCGTGGATAGAAGAAGGTCGAATGAAGTTTGCCAGCTTCTGCATGGAACCAAAGTACCCGACTCTGGATGTTCTTTACGAAGAATTTATACGCTGCCTTTCTTCTCATCACCACGACGACATTCCAGACAACCTCGGTTATCAACCAATGTACGCTCCTCAAGCCACCCAAGCTATGGTCGAGAATAAAACGGATATGTTCTACGTGGTAGATAGACAGGGTTGGGGAGACATCTACAACGAAGGATTCAGTCCCAACGATGGCTCGGTATTCACCCTGGGAGAAGATGGGTCTATAACCCCCTACACGCGGACGCAGCCGACAAGATACTCGCTGGGAGAAGACGGCAGGTTGGTTGCTATTGACGCACCGAATCCGATCCCTGTTTCTTTCGATGATTGGATTCCCGAACAAGACACCAAGGCAGAAAACCCATACGGGTTAGACAACGTGCTCGGGGTCGGGATTTTTGGATGAGACTAGAAATCAGAATCTTCGATGACCAAGATCAGGTTGTAGCTGAGTACAAAGGCGACCCCTCGCAGCCGGGGCAGTGGCGAGCAAACCCGGGTCAAAGGCTGGTCAGCAAGATGCCACAACAATCTGACAACAAGAACACGGGGACTTATGAACTGGCCGGGTTCACCTATCAGCCCCACGTCCGAGTAGAGCGGCCCAATGGATACACCTCGCCGGTTCCTAGTCCGAATAATGGACTGCCTTCCGGGTTTCCGACTATCGGCCTGGGCCAATATCAACCGAGGCCCCTTGTAGCAAAAGGACCATCAGTTTTTGAAAAGTGGAGCCAGGTGGCTCCGACAGTATCACCCGCGCCTAGCGCGAATTCAATTCAAGAGAGCAAATTATGAACACTGATTCCAACATGGGAAAAATTATCGCGCTCGGCGGGAACCTCGAAAATCCGCGTGAAGCAAAAGCAACTGATTGGCCAAGCGTAGGACCTTCCGGACCCGAAGGCTCTTCCTCCGGTGACGGAAAACTCGTAACTCAAACCCAGAATCAAGAAGGCCCGAGGCACTCCGCTGATAGCGGCCCCAACACCCCATCAGTTTGGGGAGAAGCTGGCAAGGAGCATCCGGTGTCCGTGTCTAAGGGCGAAGGCGGAACCGCGTCAACAGCAGTTAAGTGCGATTGGTCCGTGGATTTGTCCACGGGGCAAACCTCACCTAATGCCATGCTGGACACCAAGTACTAATCCATTTTTCGGACAACCCTAACATCCTGATCGAGGGAATATAGATGGCAGTACTTCCGGAGCCGGTTAAAAATCCGCAAGAACAAATAACGCTAAAGGAAGCCCGTCAGTTTATAAGCTCCGGGGTCTGGGGTGACGACGCGGCGCGTTCCCTCGTGATAAATGACGCGCTTCGTGCTGAAAAAGGGGAACAAACCCGCGCCTGGGGTATGGCGTGGACCTCGGCCTCTACCCTCTATCAGTCCCCGTGGGCCCCCCGCTACTGGCCGGGAACGCAGTCTGAAGCGGCCTCCATCAGCTTCTTCACCGTGGCTTGTGCTGTAAATGGCATTAACCCACAGGCTCTAGCTGGTTTGTTTTATGAAAATCCGCCATTCATGATCCAGGAAAGAAGCGGAACGACCGCCCAAGCTGCTCGTGCAGTATCCGCCCTACTTCAATATCAACTCGAAGACATCAATTTCAGAGAAGAGTTGAGGTTGGGTTCGATGAACTGCCTGCTCTACGGAACAGCGATGTTTCAAGAGGGCTGGGAAAAGTTCCCCCGCGAGCGGAAGATCATCAAGCGGAAGAATCCGACGATCAAAATCCCGAGCACGATTCCCGGCGCTCCGCCAACATCTATTTCGGACGATGAGTTAGAAGAAGAAGTTATAGAAGAGGTCATAGACCGGCCCACCTTCGAGCACATCGTAAATCTGAGAGAAGTATTGGTTGATCCGGGGTTGCAAGTCCCGAACATCCGCAAGGCGAAGTACGTCATTCGCCGCCGGTACATGACCTGGGATGACCTAGACAAACTGCGCGACCGCGACGGGTATGATATCCCTTCACGCGATGTTCTACTTGACCTGTTCATGCCCCCGCAAGAACCGGTAGAAGCCGCTACAAACGAAGAAGGCGGACGCAACCCGTTGTGGGAAGCTAAGGCCGATCCTCGTTGGGAAGATACCACATCCGACCCAACACAGAAACCTCTGGAAGTTCTCGAACGCTGGGACAACAAAACCTACATCGTAGTCCTTCAGAAGAAAGCCGTGATTTACAACGGCATGAATGTCTACGGGAAGATTCCGTTCCTGTCCGTTGGCTGGTGGGACATTCCGGGTGCGTTCTGGTCGATGGGGCTGGGTCGGTCGCAACCTCTTGATGCTAAGATTCTGACACCTAGCGGGTGGATTACGATGGGTGATGTTCAAGTTGGAACCGAAGTTATTGGCTCCGATGGAAAGCCGCACCTAGTTACGGGTATTTTTCCGCAAGGAGAGAAGGACGTTTATCGAGTTACCTTCTCCGATGGTTCAAAGACAGAGTGCTGCAAAGAGCACTTGTGGACCGTCCGGACTAGAAGCAGGAAGGAACAGAAACCTTGTTGGAGAGAGAGTACTCTTGAGCTACAAGCGTTCTGGGACAACTTCACGTCCAAAATCAATACCAACAGTCGGTACTTCTTACCGATTGTTAAACCGATTGAGTTTGAGCACAGGGAACAACCGCTCGACGCCTATTTGATGGGTCTGCTTTTAGGCGATGGGGGTCTCACAACCGAAACGCCGAAGTTCACTACGGCTGATCCAGAATTATTGGATTATATCCGAGAGGTTCTTCCTCCAAATACTCAGATAAACAAAATTCCCCAATCGCAGTACGACTACAAGTTTACCTCCCTCGATGGCAAGTATAACGTCATCCGTAGGGCTACGCGGGACTTGGGGGTCAACTGCACCGCACGGCACAAGTTCATCCCCGATGTTTATAAGTTTGCTTCTATAGATCAAAGGAAGGCTCTACTAGCGGGGCTTTTGGATACAGATGGTTCGGCGCTTAAAAATGGAGCCGGACAATTCTATACCACTTCTGAGCGTCTTCGAGACGATGTTATATTTCTTGTTCAATCTCTAGGCGGATCAGTAAAAAGCTCGACCAAACGTCGTAAAGAAGGATGGGAAAAGACTTGGACCGGAATTGCAAAACAACCGGATCGTCAATTTACTTTGACTATCGGTCTGACATTCAACCCTTATCGTTTGAAGAGGAAAGTAGAAAACTACAAGCCAAGGACTAAGTATCCTCCGGCGAGGGCCTTCAAGTCCGTAGAGTTGATTGAGAAGAAACAGTGTCAGTGTATTATGGTCGATTCTCCTGACCATTTATATGTAACAGATGACTGCATTCTGACTCACAACACAATCGGTATAGAGCAGCGCCTACAATCGGGTATAACAAATCTTGTTGTAGACAACGCCTCGCTGAA